GCTGAGACTTTTGATCGCAGCTTCTGGAAGATATCGTTCGCCTGTTTCAGAAGATTTTTTACCACTTTTCGTTCTCCATTTTTGGTCACCCCAATCTTTTAGGGATTTTTGAGGGGCTTTCATATTAGTCTTTGTATCCGCCGCCTGCGGCTTTATATTTTTTAGCAACGAGCTGGGCCTTGCGCGCGCTCCATTCACCAGCGCCAGTTCCTGCTGTAGCTTCGGCTTTCACAGCGTTGAAGATACGCTTGCGTAGTTCAGGCTTGGTGTAGTTGCCAGCAGCGTTGACCTTAGACTTGGCCTCACCGCCAGTTTTAAATGAAGCTGTCTTAGCTGCGGCGGCAAAGTCGCTTTTTTTAGGAGCGCCCTTGGCACCGGGACTGCGCATTTTCTCACCAGAGCCAGAGGCTATGCGTTGCTTCTTTGCGGCAATATTTGCGTATAAGCCCTTGCCAGCCATATCAACCGCCTCGAGCTTTCTTCATCACCATTTTTTTAGCACCACCACCGGCTTTCATCTTGGAGGTCATGCCACCAGATGCCATCATTTTGGATTTCATCATACCGCCTTTAGCCATCTTGCCCTTGCCGTCGGCTGCGAAAGCTGGGACCATCTTGCCGTCTTTGCCCTTAACCATTTTCAATTTTGAGTCCATGATTTACCACCTTTATAAAAAAATTGTTTTATCTACTGTCGCGGGGGAGCCATCTGTTGTTGACGTTGCAGCAGCATCTGGCTAATTGGATCATTGGGGAACAACGTAGGATACATCAAGTTTGGCGCAGCCGTGGGAGTGGCCGCGGGCGGCGGACCCATACGCAAGTTTGGCATGCCACGAGTCTGCGGAGCAGGCGGCAACTTGCGCAGCATTGATGCAGCCGTGTTCGGTGTTGCAGGAGTTGCGGCAACCCCATCTTGTTTTTCTTGTGCCAACTGAGAGGCTTCCAAGCCCGTGACCCGCACAGGTTTAGGCACATACGTGGTTGGAGAGATGCCAATGTTTTGCAACATGGCTGCTACCTTTTTGGCTTCCGCAGGCGTGCCAACGCGAGTCATGGATTTGGCAAACTCGGGGTCCTCTAAAGCCTTGGTGAAAATGCGCTGGTACAACTGATCTTCAATACTTCCGGTCAAACGCAGCATGATGGCCAGAGCACCAGTGCTGGGGTTGATGCGGCCCACAGCAGCTTCACGCATCGTGGTGGTCATGAACTGGATGCCGGAGCCAAACAGCTTCTTCATCGCCTCATCTAATGAATCAAACGCAGGAATTTGCCCTGTCACGTCAGCAAAAGCGTTGACTCGGCGCTGCAAGTCAGCAAGCGTCTTGAGATCGTTTAGGTGCGAGGTGTTCTTGAACAAAACGCTCAACGACTTCTCGTTGTTTTTTAAGAACGCTTCTAGTGCGCCACCGCCTTGTGCCCCGCCTGTAGCCACATCCCAAACTTGGCGACGCAACGCGGCCAAGCTCTCAGGGTCCTTACCTACTTGGTCAACCAGTACCCGCATGGTGGCCGGGTCACGCAAAGCATTGACCAAGATTTGTTGCGGATCAGCATCTGGGCGACTGGCCTTGGCTAACAAGGTGTCCAACTCATTGTTTGTAGCGGCTACACGGCGGCGATCAATGTCGGCCATGCGTTTGGCAAAGTCATCGGCGTTGGCCACTTCGTCGCGCAAACGCTGTTGTATGGAAGCAGGGAGGTTTTGAACAATATTCTTGTTGTTATCCAAAACGCTTTTGATCTTCTTAGGATCAACCAAGCCTTCTTGGGACATCACGCCCTTAGAGCGTAACCAATCAATTGCACCGTTAGTCAACAATTCAGTTGCAGCAGGACTGTTGCCGAGTGTGACATCTAACTGGCGCAAGTTGTCCGCTGTCTTGAATGCTGTGCGCATCAAGTCTTCGTTGGGCAGTAAGAAATCACGGCCCCCAGACTTCTGTGAAGTTATAAGAAGCGGCAAGCGCCTCTCATATCCCGCGGTGTAGTCCTCCAACGCCATTTTCATGGTGTTGTACTCTCTGCTGACCTTGGGCACCGCATTAAGGACCAAGCTCTCAATGTCTTTGTATCCAGCGTTGCCGCGATCCAGCTTGAGCTGTGCGTCCGAGATCCGCGTTCCGCGGCCCGACATCAGTGAGCTGTTGAACGAGTTGATTGCATCGTGACGCGCGCGCTGTCCGGCAGCCAACAAGTCCAATGCCTCGGGGATGTTGATATCGATGTTGGTGCCCTCTCGGGCAATCAATTCCGCATCCTTTTTAATCTGCTCAGGGTTGATGTAAATTGGGCGACCAGGAATGCCTGTAGCCACAGCTACTTCATCTTTTGCAACGCCTTTCCCTGTAATACCTGCGGCCTTTTGAAGGTTCATTTGACGAGCAAGCTCGTCCGCAGCCTTTTTCCCTTTAGTGCCAGAGGGGTTAATCAAAGCGCGGACGTTGATCATGACCTGTTCACGCAACTGTTCGTCCAGCGGGTAACCAGCCAACTGCTCATTTACGCGCTGATTAATCAGCGATTCAGTGGCCTGCTTCAAAGCTTCTTGGCGTGCCTTATCTGTGGATGCCACCATGCTTTGCAGTATTTTGATAGGCTCCGGCATAGGGCCGCCCTTGGCTCCCGTTGCACGTGTTGGGGTGTACTTGGCTACCAACGCACGGGCAGCTTCTTCAATGTCGTAGGCAGGATACTGAGGTAGTGTTTTCCCTGCATCGGGGCCTTCGCGGTAGCGGGTGTCGCCTAGGGTTCCGTCAGGATTGACAGCACGTTTCATGCCCATCCTAGACAAAATCTTTTGGCGCATGCCAAAGTCAGATTCCATGTCGGCCATGATCACACCGCGCAGCTCATTGTTGAGCTGATCAATGTTTTGTGGCCCGAGGCGCTCGGACAGTGCAGCAATTTCTGCGTCTGTTATGTCCTTTTTCTCGCGCAAGAGTCCTTCAAAAAAGTTCTGACGCTCTTGTTGAGCAGCCATAAAGGCTTCTTCAATGGGCTTGCGAGATGCGGGGGAGAATGAATCAAACAGGGTTGCCAGCTTTTGCTGATTTTGATTAATACGCGCTTTAACAGATTCCAGTTCCTTGGGTCCTAATTTTTCAAGCAACTCGGCCTTGCGGCTGAGCAAGGGGCTGTACATGGTGCGCTCGGACACGTCAAACATAAAGCCTGCTTCCGCGATGCGCGGATCGGCTAGAGCGGCCTCTAATTGCTTAAGTGCCTGTTGGGCTTCGGGGCTCTCGTTAATTGGACCAAACACCTGTGCCAACTTGCCTTCGGCGCGCTTGACCAAGACGCTGGGAATGATGTTAATCACGGGCAGACGGTAGCCTCTTGGCAAACCGGCGATGGCTTCTTTCTCGACTTGGCCAAGACCGCCTTGTGCACCCTTAATCTTGTCCATGCCCCAGCCTGCAGCTTTGACGCTTGGCAAACTGGCAGCAGCCAATGGCAGACCCATGAAAGCAGCGGCTGGCAGCAGATCTTTATACAAGTCTTTGTATGGGTTGGACTCATCCATGTTCTCTTCAACAGCTTGGCGCAGGCCCTCGTAGCCTGCTCCGAAAGCAACATCAGTGGCAGCAGCCGCCAATGGATTCTTCTGTGCATACTGGATGGCGCTGTTGGCAATGTTTTTTAGCACGCCCGCACCGGGCTCGGCAACCTTGACCATGGGCGAAACCTTTGCCGCGTAGGCCAGCACCCCTGTAACGGGAAATCCGCCACCAATGCCTTCACCAAACGCGCGGCTGTAACGCTCTGCTGCGTTGACCGGGGCCCGCTCCCCCTTGTTAAAGAACTTGGCCAGCGTAGCCACTTGGTCTTCTTCCATGCCCAAGCCCTTACCAATCTTCTTAGCGACAAAGTCGGGCAATGCAAACAGGGCGCTGTTGAACCCCCAAGAGAAATTATTGATCAGGCCCTGCGCTGTCTTGCCCTCAGGAGCAACTCCTTCGGGCCCCGTAGCGCGGGGGTCCGTACCACGTACATTGGCTTGTGCGGGAGCAGGCGCACCCTCCGCTTGGCCGACGACCTCCCCGGTCAGCATATCAATAATTTGGCCCTGGGTATTGGTCAACGTAGGCATTATTGGTTCAAGGCTCGCAGTTGAGTTGGACTGAATTGCTGAACTGTACCATTGGGCATACGCAAATGGACCACGGCCCGCGGGTCTTGGATATTGCCAATTGTGCTGCCCAAGAACGTGAACATTGGTTTTTGTTGTGCTGGGTCGCTCGGGATAATAAACGGATCATTCTTTGTTCCGGTATTGGGCGTGCGCATGACGTAATCATTGCCCTCGTAGCCCAACTGCGTAAGCGTTTGCTGACGAGCATTTCGCAACATTGCCTCTGTGCTGCCAAACTGTTGGGCAGCCAATTCTTTATCTGCAAAGAACGCTGTAGGGTTGGAAATTCCTTTAGCAGTTTCTCGCACCCACTCTTGTTCCTGTACCGCAACGCGGCCCGAGTCGTTGGCAGAAGCAATGCTTTTGAGCAAGGTGTTCATTCCTGTGCTGATGCGGGTAGCGGCATCGGCTGTATTGAAGTTAGGCTTGACCAAGCCCGTTGGATCAATAGGAACCAACAGGTTGTTGACTTTGTCTGAGAACCACGCACCGGGGCCATAGGCACTGACGTAGACACCCTTGAGGTTGTCCAATGTTGACAGGCTATTGTCCAGCGAACGCAACGTATTGCCCAGCTTGATACGCTCGGCCTTGTCGGTCTCAATGGTGGTTGGGGCCTGGCCACGGTTCTCGACAAACGGGTTGTCGGTGTCGCGCAACGTAAAGCGGCTCTGGACCGCAGACTTAACTGCCGGGTCGTTGGGGTCAATTCCACTGCCAACATACGAGCCGTTTTTAGTCTTTGTATTCCGCAGACCCATGCCGCCGTCTTCGATAATGCCGCCACCCTGTTTGGCTTGCTCTTTAAGCAAATCGTAATCGCCTTTAAGCACTTGTAGTCTAAGAGCCTGTGCGTACTTGTCTTGAGCATCCACGTCGGAGATAGCTTGTTGCAAGGAAGCACCTTTGACTTTCATGCCCAGTTCGCGTTCTTGTGCAGTAATCGCGGCAAAACCGCGTGGCAGGCCAGACGAAGCATCAGCCAGCGCCATAGCAAAAGTAGGCTTGCTGGTACTGGCCAGTTTCAAACCGGCTTCAGACAGCAGCAACAGCGCGTTGATTTTAGCCGATTCTTTGTCACTGCCCAAAAGCTCTTCAAACAAAGGTGCGTATTCTGCTTGGGACTCGCGGATGCGTTCTATTTTGCTTTTTTCTTTAACGGCTGCTTTTAGATCTTTGGCCAACGTCTTGTCCGTGCCTTCTTGACGCTTGTCAAATGCAGCGAGCTTTTCGGTGATAAACGCACCCAGAGGGTCGCCGGAAGGAGCCACCTCTTCTTCAGTTGGTGGTAATGATGGTGGCGCTTTTACGAAGCCTTCAATCTGCTGTGGTGTAGGCCGTACTGGTGGCGTAGGTCGATTGACAGCATCAATTTGACGCATGGTTTCGTCGTATTTGGCTTGTTCGGCTGCTGTTAAAGGAGTAGACCGTTGCTCCTCGGTCAACGTAGGGCCAACAATACCAACGGCAGCCAAGATAGATGGAGGCAACAAAGCTGCAACACGGGGATACTCCGCAGCCACCCTATTTAAACCTTGGGTAAAACCTTGGGTAAAGGTGGGCGAAGTAAGCGGGCCCATGGTCGTGTATGGGGCAAGCCTTGTCCCCGTTCCTTGACTAATTACGCCCGTAGCAGGATTTTGAACTAAGGACTCTTGTTGTTGCCGCGTCAAATTTATTGGGGGACTTCCGCCAGTCAAGCGAGAGACAGATGGCTGTGGAGACATCATTTTGCTGCCTAAATACTGATTTAAGCCGCCTAAGTAATCCCTAAAAGAGCTGCTCTGAGGCCCAGCCATAGCAGCTTGACCCGTTGGCGTGACCTCAAAAGCGGCAGGCCGCGCAGGGGCACTGAATGTGGGAGAAGTAAATCCACCACCGCCACCGCCACCGCCCTCTAATAATTGGGCATCGTCACCTCGTCGTCTTGCAATGCCGCCTTTATTAAATTGCTGAGGGGCCTCAGCCCCCGGGGAAAAAGGGGGAGCACTCTCCATGCCCGAAGGCATGGGAATACCACCTTGAGGCATGGCCGGAGCAGGTTGAGGAGCTCCCATTTGATCGGGAGGAGGCATGCCTGCACCGGTCGGCATCATGCCCGGTCCTGTGGGCATCATGTTTTGGCCTTGTGGCAACGCGCCAATGCCGCTTTGCTGGGCACCCATTTGGCCCATCAACATAGCCAAAACTTCTGGTGGTGTTTCCATGGCGGCTTCTTCGCCTACCATCTGAGCCAGCTCCATGTAGCGAGCGTCAAGCGAGCGCATGTCTCCGCGCAAGTTGTTCATTAAGATTTCAGGATTCTGTGGCGTGCGTGCCATGGGAGGCATTTCTTCCATGTCGGCATTTTCGTCCACATCCTCTTCCATCTCGTCCATATCTTCCATCTCGTCCATGTCAAAACCTGACATGATGCCGGTGCCTTGGGCCTCCTTTGACAGGGGCATTGCGAACATGGCTCGCTTGAGGATTTCTTCTTTCATCATTTATCCTTAGAAAAGGCCTGCTCTTGACCCGGCAGCCGCCGCGCTTATACCTGCAACCCCTAAGCCAGCGGCCTGTTGGAAAGGGCTAGGCGCTGCTTGTGCTTGTTGCATGCTGGACATCGACGACGACGGAGCGCCTTTGTAAATGTCCGACTGGAAGGCGAGCTGCTGGTAAGGCTGCATATTTTGTTGCAGCGTGTTTTGACGCGAGGCATCGAGCTCGGATTGAAGTTGTCTTTGCTGGGCAGACCCCAGGTTGTACAAGAAGTTGGTATCCTGCTGAGCAAGAGACTGCGCGTTCTGACCAAGGGCTGCGTTTTGCATACCAATGTTGGCCTGCTGCGTGCCCAACGAACCGAGGCCCTGAGCTATTTGTGCACCAATACCAAACTGCTGACTAGCCAAGTTGCCAATACCTTGGCCAAGTTGCTGTCCAAGTTGGGATTGTTGCCCATAGATGTTGGCTTGCTGGCTGCCCAAGTTGCCGTACATACCAGATAGGCCTGCCAACTGATTAGAAAGATTGCCCTGCAAACCTGCCGCGCCTTGGCCTAGTTGAGCCTGTTGAAGAGCCTGTTGGCCATACAAACCGCCAAAGCCTTGGTAGCCTTGTGCCTGTGCCAACTGACGACCCTGCTGCTGCTCAAACGCTTGTTGTGCTTGCTGTGCCGCATTCTGGTAGCCCTGAGACAAACCACCCACAATGGCAGCATTCTTCTGTTCAGCCAATGCACGCTCAAGCTCAGCACGTTGCACGCCTTCGCGGCTGCCACCAAAGGCTCCGGCGCGCGTGGCTTGAGCCTGCAGGTTCTGGCGAGAGATGTCACCTTGGCGATTAATCTGACGAATGGACTCGTCGATCACCTGTTGCTGGTACGGATTCATGAACTGCTGAGCGCGGTTCGGGTCATACATTTGGGCTGCGCCTTGCAACGCTCCAATACCCTGTCTCAGCGTTCCCATGGACTCGTCCATGTTTGCTTGGGAATACCTGTTGGCCAACTGTTGTGCAGCAGTGATGCCCTGCGCCCCTTGGGCGATTAACGGTACACCTTGTGTTGCCAATTGCGCACTTTGGCTCATTTGATTAATTGGAATAGCCGCTTGATTCATAGCGGCCTGTGCGCCAGCAAACTGTCCCCGGGTATCGGCCCCGCGCAATACGGTGGCTGCTTCGCCCAAAGTATTTGCACCAGAGGCAACACCTTGGGCCGCAGCAGTCATGTAAGGCTGATATGCCCCAATTCCTTGGCGTCCCATTTGCACGGCAGCCAATTGGTCGGGGCTCATGCCCGCTACTTCGTAGTCAGGAGTTAGGTATTCTCCGTAAAGCGCACGCTGATTAGCAGCGTCGGCCAATACCTTGGCCGAGTCCATGAGACCAACTTTGCGGCTCTCAATGTCCTCGGCTTCCCGGACTATTTGTTCTTGAACTTGATTAGCAGTAGCCATAGATCAACCCCGTTCTGAATTCTTTTCGAGCTGATGCATCAGCGCGTACATTTTCTTTGCACCCGCACGTCGGCTGCCCTTGCCCGCGCCGCGGACCGCTTTCGCTGTCATGACGAATTCACCATCGGAAAGCATTGCAGGGATTGAATCAGACTTCTCGGTCCCCGGACCGCTGATTTGACCAGTGCGTCGAGGATAACCGCCCCGAGCCAAAGTTGCAATACCACCCATGTTCATAAGAGTGGTTCTTCCTGCGTTTGTGTAAGTCGGCATGGGGAAGGGTTGTGTTGCTGGCTGCGGCATGGGCCTGCGTGCTGCTAATTCAGGTTGAGCGGCATTTTCAAATGCCGCCCGTTCTTCTGGGCTAATTGAGCTTCCAAACGTCTTGCCCCAGAAGTCCGCTGCTGCCTCCTCTGGAGTCTGCGAGCGCCCCAAATATTGTTGGTATAGGTCGTTCACCGAGATTTGAGAAGGAAGAGGCTGGCCGGTAAATTTACCTTGCTGGCGCAAAGCAGTGCGCTGGTCTTCCAGCATTGAACCATAGGTCGTTTGCAACCCCGCCAGTCCAGCCGCACGGTTACGCGCACCATAAGTATGGTCGGTGTCATCCATGGGATTGGTTTCAGGCGCGAGGGCCGCGAGCCCCGCATTGATGTTGCTGTACATCTGACCGCTGCCCTGGGCTCTGCGCAGGGCTTTTTGCCTAGCAACCGCGTTCCGAGCAGCCCTTTGCTCGGCTTCTACTGCTGCTGTGTTATCTGCTGAATTATCTCCGTCAAGGGCCTCTCTAACGGCGCTTACTACACTGCCCCCATCAAAAAACTTCTGAATGATCCCGCCATCAGCAGCACGCCGAGGCACTAAATTGGGATACATGTCCGAGTTGTTATACGGCTGTTCCACGCGGCGCGAACCAATAGTACCGGGAGGTGAAATGTATATAGGAGGCAGGTTAATGGCTTGCTGCCCTTGCGGCATGCCATATCCGCCGCTGTTGTAATCAGGCACGTCATAGGTAGGCAAGCGTGTGCTTTGGCCATACACAGGAGCGCCGAACTGGTCATATACCACACCGGGCAGGCCCTGCGAATACACCTGACGCTGCGTGCCCTGTTCCGCAATGCGTTGAGTAACCGGCTTCATTAACTGTTTGGTAATAGGGCCGCTTTGCACAGGCTTGGCTTCAAAGCCGCCAAAAGCTCCCAAAGCTCCGAGGCCCACTCCGGCTATTGGGGCGTAAGTAGCAAACATCCCGGGCAGCGCATCTTGGTATGCCTTACCAAGTACCGAAGTCACAGGAGCATTTATAACTTGTTCTGCCGTTGCACCAGGAAATTGAGCCAACGTCTTGGTCATAGCCGCTTCTCGGCCAGCCTCTTGGATGCCCGAAGGAGAGATGTTCTTGTTGTAGAAATCAGTTGCTCTTTCGAACATCGAAGGCGATGGCTTAGGTGCCGCAGATCCCACTTGATCAACAGGAGTCACTGGCGCAGGGGCATTAACCTGAGGGGGTAAAACCTCAGCAGTTATTCGCGCAGGAGTATTACTAGCCGCAGCGCGTGCAGCGTCATTTTGTTGGATAAAGTCGCCCAAGGGGTCAGAGGATGGCGTAGGCACGGGCGCTGCGGCAGAAGTACCAATTGCCTCGGTTCCAGTTGGGGGGCTCAGCACAGGCGCTTGAGGGGAAGAAAACATCCCCGTAAATCGGTCAACTTGTCCCTGAAACGCCTGGCCTGGGGTTACGGTTGGCCCTGAAGCAAACGCTCCTGGGCCCCCTATGATGCCCGCGCCCGCGCCAGCAGTCAGACCGCCAATAGCACCTGCCTTGAGCGCATCTCCAATGTCTCCCCCGCCCAACAAAGTAGAGCCCGCCGAACCAACAAAGCCACTGATAGCAGCCACGCCTATAGAAGAGGTAATGCCAAATTGAGCAGCTACAACAGGGCCTAGAAAATAGCCTATAGCCACACTCGTTACAAGTTGGCCCACCTCACTTTCGACAAAATCTTGAACTGCGTCGCCTATGCCACCGAGCACATCGCTGACCGCGTCGCCTATGCCACTGAAAACGTCGCCTATGCCATCAAAAAAATCATCAAGGAAAAACTCAGGCAGTCCTGTATCAGGGTTGATTGTTCCCGAGCCACCGCGGCGACGCAGCATGCGTGCTTCGGCAGGCGTAATGTGAGCCAGCATGGTGTCGCCATTGCGGCCATAACTGGCAATTACCTTGGCAATCGGCTTGAGTTCAGCAATACCGCCTTGGGCAAACGACTGCACGCCCGAAGGCTCTGCAATCATTTGATCAATAGCCATGTTCAACGCAACAAAGAACTGAGGATCAAACTTCGCAGGCAGAATCTTTTCGGGTAAGCCCTTCGCTATGTACTTTGCCCGCAGCTCGTCGTAACGCTCAGGGTTGGCCAAAATCTCGTCGACCACATTGTTTAACGCATCAAGGACCTCGGGCGGTACATTCAAACTTTGAAGTTTTTGAAGGAACTTGGCCACGGCCTGTGGGTCTGCCTGAGCAGCTCCCGCCAACATCTCGTCCCCAAACGCTTTAGGCGACGTGTTCTGGCGCAACTGGTCATAGACCGCTATTGCATTAGGATCGGCAAAAGGACTTGCGCCTTGTTGAGGCATTTCCATTGCGGTCGGTGCTGCTGTTGCCATAAGAATTCCTTAGATTGATACCTATATTATGGAGTAACTGTGCCGACTGCGCCACTACCACTGACGCTTGTCAAGCCAAGAGTTATTGTGCCCCCAACGGGCCCAACTGATCCGACCGCTCCCGTGCCCTGAACCCCCGTTAAATCAACCGGGACTTTAATCCGAAGCATTTGACTTGTGGCTTGAACACCATCTTTTGTGTCTCGATACACATCGCCTACTCGTAAATTTGGCAGATCGGCGTCCGTGGGCAGCGTAGCAAGGTTAAGGTTTAATGTGGCCCCGCCTATGTCCCCCGGGTTGTTCAAGCGAACAAAAAACAAGCGCAAAACATTGTTGAGCTGGTCTTGATACTGCCTGTTGTACTGCTCCGGGGCAAGCGGCAGATTAGGAGGGGAGACATTAAGTTCCGCCATTTACCGTCTTCCATCCTTGCGGATATCCAGCCGCGACGCACCAAGCTGCCACGTTGTGCCCAACTTAGTCGATTCGGCTTTTAAAATCATCTGACGTCCGCGCACGCGTGTGTAAATCTGGCCAGTAAATTCTTCCGTAATGACGTATGTCGAGCCCTTGAGTACTGCTCTGCTTTTGTCACTTGTCACACCAGAACCAGAGTTAATCAGGCCATACAGCGTCATTGTGAGCTCAGGAGACGACCCTGCCGTAGAGCCATCAAAAGTCAGATCGGGAAGCATGCGCCAGACCTCTGCAAAGTTGTGACCATCTTCAATGTCAAACTCAGACGAAGAGATGTAGGCTTCAATTGCAACCGGGGTTCCCGTTTCGTTGTCATCCACGCCCACTTCGTGCGACAGGACTTTGTAATTATACGTAGCTGCAATAGGGCTACTCAGCAGTCCTGTATCGAGCCACGCGGTCCGGGCCATATTGCCGTAATACCAAGCATTTTCTGCGTAGTTAAAGATGACGTACTTATCAATAGCCGTGCTGTTTGCAGAGCAATAGAACCACCAAACCTCATTGAAGCCTTCGTTGGTTCCAGCAAATACCTGCTGATTCTGTTCCAAATTGATATCACTGAACACAAACCGGCGCAGGTCGCAGTTGAGTGTTTGCACCCGACCGTCGTAATAATAGAACTTGTCCACACCCATCCAGTACACAACCCCGGACGCGGAAACAGCGGAGTTTGGCCCGATGATAGAAATGTTGTCGGCAAGGGGTTGCGCACCCCAAACAAACGGTGGGCCAAGGTACTGCATGGAGAACGCGGCATGATCAGTGATGACCACAATCTCCTGTCGAGTCTGAACAGCAGTCACGATCTCGGACCCCAGTGACAGGCGCAAACTGCCTGCCTGATTCGTGGCCAGCGGTTCCCAAACAAACGGGCTCTCTTGATCACTCCAGCGAATAAGTAGCGGATCAAGGACTGAACTACCAATTTCGTTTGTTCCAAACAGAATTACGAACCGTTGGGAAGACACCAGCATGTAGTTGTGCAAGATTGGAGCCAAAGGGTCTTCGACACCATAGAGGTTGACCCCGCGTTGAGAGATAAACTGCAAGCCTGACTGACCCCCACTGGTGGTGATTGCAGCCCCGCTGATCGTGGCAGCAACACTAAATGTATTGGCTACTGAATCGCGGACAAAATACGTAGTTCCCACAGATAGGCCCGTGGGCAACGCACCAGTGGATTCAAATTGAACCAGCGTTCCGTTTGGTAGACTAAATCCACCGGGCATCGTAATCACACCGGGAGCACCAATTGAAATAGTGCTTTGAATTGGGGTAAGTTCTTTCTTAGCGTCCCAATAATAAACACCCTGGCCTCGAGCGCCGTAGATTAAATCCTCACCAAAGTTTTGGGCATTCCACAACTGGAGGGCGTTGGTATCGGCTGTGCCATTCCCCCAAGTGCCTGAGCCCCAAGTGCCTGAGCCCCATCCAGAAAAAGGAATCTGAAAAGAAGGTCCTGCGTTGACTTGGTACTGTGTAATTACTGTTCCACCACCGGGGGAACCAGAAACGTCTGTGGCATTGCTGACCGCATCCACAGTGATGGTGTAGTTGTTGTCGTCAATTAGAGCAATTTGGAAAGTGCCTGTCAACTTAGCAGCGCTGATTGTCCCGCCCAAGCCCGTGATCCCTGCGCCACTAAACGAAACCGTGCTTTCATTGGTGCAACCATGGTTCACATCAAGTACGTTGACTATTGACGTTCCAACGCTTGCCACGCTAAATGGGTTGGTCAGTGTGACGGTGCTGCGGATGGGCGTGATGTCGTAAAAAGTGCCGCCGCGGTTGACGTAATACTTGAGGTTTGTGCCAACGCCAAGCAGGTTGATGTTGTCCAAAGTCACCCAATCCCACAGCGAACGGCATACCCCATTAAAAGTGTTTGCGGAATACTGGACCCAGCCACCAATCTTTTCAGGCGTGCCCTGACGAAAACGAATCTTGTCGCACTCGTACCAACCGCCCTCGGTTGTGTATCGTGTGTTTTCCCGGTTAATGCCCGGTTTGAAAAGAATCTTTTGTAGAGGCATGATTAGGCTACAAGACCGGGAACATATTGCGTTTTACCAGCGACTTTCATTGCGGTCAACTCCTGCTTTTTCAGGTTGTTCGGGTCGTAAGACACGTGCACCCAGCCACTATCGGGTATGCCGGGAGTATAAAACTCAAGGATGAGCTGTGTGTATTCTAAGTTATCCATGATCCATTGCGCAAGCTCTGCGTTGGCTACGCCGGGTATCTCAATATCGGCTGCTTGGCCCTTCACATGGTCTGAGGACTTCGAGCCTCCTGTGGCCTGATTGGTCTCTGAAGAGCGAAAACCAGATGTCACAGTGACAGACTTGCCAAAGTGGTCACGAATAGGCTGAAGCACCTTTTCGCACAAAGTTTTTAAGTTGTCAATAACCTTCTCATCAGGTGTGTTATCCAGCCCCAATCTAATGGCTGTATCTGATCTTGTCATTTCTTTCAAAGAAAAATTGGCTGATAAGTTCATTTCTTTAACCTTTCGTAGTAAAAATTGGTAGATTATTGCTGGCGTCTGTCACAATTTGTAGATAGGATTTTAATTGGCAATTGTGCCATTAAAGGAGTTTTTCATGTACAAGATTGAAATTGACATCGCAGACTGGGATTTTGGCTCAGACAAAGTGACCGTTGAAACCATGGATTTCGACAAGATCGCTATCATTCAGGAATTCATCGAATTCCAAAAACAGCACGATTGGTGCGTTGACTATGACGTTACCGAAGACTGGGTATACCAGTGCGATGAAGAAGTTGAAGAAGACGAAAGCGCCGAAGACGAAGAATACGAAGAATACGAAATCGGAGAGACTGTAGAAGACGAAGACGGCTTAGTCTGGGAACGCGTGGCATAATTTAGGTGCAGTTGACCTTTACAGGGGAGTCTTAGGACTCCCCTTTTTTATTCAATGCCGTGATCTGCTTCAATGTCCCTGGCCAACTGTCGCCAATCTAAGCTATGTCTATACAAGCTGTATATACGCTCTTCGCTTAGGGGCTCAGAACGCCTGTTAAGCCTGTCGTTTGCTTGAGCCAAAGCAAGTTGCGTTTCATGCAAAATGTTATGCAGTTCTTTAATCTCTGATCTCAGATAAGTCACAAGGTCATACGTCATAAACTTTACCCCTAAATTCAATTTTGTTTTCAGCGCCCCAACTGTGAACTAGCTCAGGCCACAAAAGACGTCCATTATAAAATGTCAGTATGGCAAAACCACTACGCCAATTGGTTGGCGAGTCCTCTAGATAATTCATAAACTGAGGGCCATCAGGTTCTGCCAATGTGCCAGTATCCACGCCAAATCGGTTGCCGTTGTAGTCTGCAAAGGGCGTTACCTTTAAGCTGTGCAAATGACCCGTACAAATTGAGACGCCCGATTGGACGGCGTTATTGTGAGTGGCATGCAGGCCCCCCTTCCAACGGTGCTTGACCACTACTTCCTCTGTAGGCCAGCAAGACCAGCAAGAATGCCACGCAGGGAAATGGTCTTTCAAAGAAAAGCCTTTGACAAACTCATATTGAGATGCATTGGCTGCTAGGCGGTTCTCAAACCTTGCATCATGGTTGCCAAGCGTCCACACTAAGTTGACATTGTGTCTTTCTTTCTTAGCAGTTTCCTCTATCTCACCAAGGGCTATTTCACACGCTTTTAGTTCTTGAACTACGGACGGTACTGAACTAAAGCCATGAGGGTCATAACGAGAAACAGAAGCTCCATCGAATATGTCTCCATTAGCAATGACAGCTTTTGGCTGAAACTCTTTAATTGCCCAAAGAAGTCCTTTATACGCGGTTGTATGGATGCCAGGCCAGAAATGAGCATCACTAAAAACAATAACAACACCATTTTCAATACCCAATAATTTACGGACTGAATTTTCTTTGATAGTTTGATGCTTACTATTCTTTGACTTAAGTGGCTCGCCGTATCTAGCCTCTAGGTTGTTTTTACGCCTAATAATATTACGCATATCCATGCCAACGGCTTTGGCAAACGCACTGGCAGACTCATGGGTTTTCCAAAGTTCAATAAACTCATGATCGTTGTAAACAGTTTTTCCCATTGCAACTCCAGTGAAGTTGCATGAAAATAAACTAAATCAATGACAACAACGTGAAATCTAATCTAATTTGTTCAAAGATTTTCTAATTGACTCATAAGAGTCAATGCAGGCATTTAGTTGCCTGATGGCCTGGTCGCCCCGGCTGGTGAGATCGATAAGAGATTGAGCAGTTCTTGGGTCAAGCTCGGCTCTTGTTTCTGTATCTCCAACGGGAGCGGGGGAATCTGCGGTGGCTGGTACGGGGCAGGAGGTTTGGACAGGGATGAACAACCGACGCTCGCCAGAGGCAATATCAGTACGCAGCTTATCTTCTTTAGCTTTTGCAACATTGTTGGCTTTCCTCAAAGTTTGGGCGTATGTTTGAGCAACCTCACCCATACGTTGTTCTGTTTCCCGTGCCTGTTGGTTTAAACGGGAAATCTCAATCTGCTGACGCTCATACTCATTTTGCTCACCACTGTAATACCCAGCGCCAAAACTGCCAAGTAGGGCAAGTACAACGCCAAGAAGAATCCAAGGATTAAGTAGGCTTAGCATCGTCTGCTTTCATCATGGCATCGGTCTTGTCTTTGCTTGACTTACTTGAACCGTAAAAGAACGAAATAATGGTAGCAACTGCCGTGCCCAGCAAGAAGCCCAAAATAATGTTGGCAAAGTCTCTGCCGCCCTCGGGCAACAAAATGAACGTTACGCAAAAGAAGTACAAGACTGAAGCCAATGCCCAAAACCAGGCATAGTAGTAAATGAAGTGCTTGGCGGTTTTGTCATTTGGGTCTATCGGCGCTTGCATCTCTTTTTTCCTTTTCAAGTTCTCTACGCAGTTTTTCCATCTTTTCAATCTGCACTTTGGCTTCATGCTTGGCCTCAAGGACATCCAAATACAACATACCCAATAAGGGTAGGAGCATACCCACAAGCACACAAGCGGCGATCCAACCCACAACTATCTCCCAATCCTGCTCAAGAGGCCGAGGAGCAACCACATATATAGGAGGAATAGGAAAGTCGCCAGCAGGTATGCTTGCCTTTCGTTTAAAAGACGTTGCCTTTCCTTGCGTTGCCATGACTCATCATCCCGTTTCTTCCTTGCCCTGTCCTGCTCTATCTTGATGACATCTCGCATATCAAACACTTTGGAATACAAAGCTCCCATCTCTTTAGGAGCACCGTACACCATCGCCTCTCTTATCTCCGTTTCCAACAGCGCCATCTGGTCTTGAGCCATAACCCGCTTTAGGGCGGCTTCCATCAGGTTAGCGTCGGGGTCGTAGACAGTTTTACTCTTCTCTTCCTCTTCCCTTATGTGTTCAGCAAGCTGCTCTTGTAGCTTAAAGAACGTCGAAAGCTGAGTAACAATGTCTGCCATGACTTGGGTTTCGTCAACGGCAACGTAGGCTTCCTTCTTTTTCGCCACAGGCTTGGGGTTTGCGGTGGGCGCTGTTCCGAAGAGCTTTGCCCAGAATCCTCTGACTGCTTTGACATCTGATGCAACCTCATCAACAGTCTTTTTGATCTCCATGAAAGACGTTTTAGCGTCTTTATAGAGTTTGCACCCTTGCTTAATAGCGGCAACGCAGGCGTTAGCTGCAAAGAGGATGCTAAGAGGATCCACATTAGACTTCTGCCATTACATCCGCAGTGATGCAGGCAGTTGAGTTCTCCCGGTCAATAGACAGGAATCCTTGACAGACAATGTTGTAGTCTTGTCCGTTAGCGTCTTTTTCGCTTTTGATCGGCACGGTGATGTCCAAGTTCTTGAACAGGTACTCTTTACCGTTTTCAAAGACGCGCCAGACGTGATCCATAGACCCACGACCTGCTTGGCCACGAGACTTGTTGAACCGAATCTGGTACGTGTTCATACGATTTCAGCCGCTGGCATTGGGCAGGTTTGTGGTTGTGAGATCACGGTCAAGTTAAAGTGCACAAACTTAATTGGCTTGTCTGCCGCATGGCGGGTAAATGAATGAGACAGCCATGAGTTAGCAAAGATCATCATGCCGGGTTTGGGTGTAAAGTTAATCATCTTGCTTGCAGGAGTCGCCATATTCATGTCTTGCTCAGGCAAGTCAATCTGCACCTTGGCAGCACGTGGGTCGTGGAAACAAACACGAGAGCCGTCTTCTGGTGTCTCAAGGAAGTAAAAGCCCACAATCTGTGAGCCAAACCCGTGAACGTGCGCGTCCATTGCAGAGTGTTTATGGTGCTCTTGTGTCCACATCTCTGTGAACTGCACCGCCTTGTCTTGCATGGCATAGCCCTGCTCATTAAGGATGTTCCAAGCAGTAGCGCCAACAAACTCAGAAAACCCCGCCATGCGTGGGTCACCAAAGTAATTACCCGTCATGTAGACAGGATAGATCTCATTAAGAGATTGCGTCTTGCGGGCTTCGGCCAAACCTTCTTCAGAGACCGTGTTTACGGCCTCCAAGAAGTCAGGGCGCTCAATAATGTAGATTGGGCATGGGAAGTGATATGCAACTTGAAGCTGCGTTTGCAGTACGACTTCAGCTACCGACTCAGCAGCTTTGCATACTTTTTGTTTTGGCTTCTTTGTTACTTTGCTCATACGGCAACCCACTGCCAAGCGATGAAGTCAAACTTGTATTCGCCTTCTGGGCGCACTGGAGTATCTTTCCAGTTGGCATCTGCGCCGCACCAGAAAGTCATGATGCGCTGATCCAGCTTGGCTTGGTCTGGCTCAGGGCGTGGAATTGGAGGAACCATTGTGTTAGTAGCCTCGTCCAAAGTCCATGCAGACCAGTTTTCGGCTTGTGGACGGCTGTTAAATGCGTCACGAACAGCTTGCTGAACCGCAGCCTTTTCTTCCGCAGTCATTTCACGCACTGTCCACACGTCAGTCCAAACACCATCTACTTTGGTGTAGACAGGTTTATCAGAGTCCATTGTTTGATAAACGCCGGGCACAGGGCGCTCAACACGCTTAAAAGGTTCCCAGTGTGCTGGGACTGCACCAAACGCTTGAATGAGGTTGTCCTCAAACGCAGGATGATTCTTAGTTACGCCGTTTTCTGTTTCGATATAGAGATTCATTTGTTACTCCTGATTAAAGATTGCCAGTGTTTGTTGATGGGAAACTGCGTGTTGTACCGGGCCAGATGATACGGACAGCACCGTTACCGCCAGTACCGCCACTAGAACCACATAAATTACCGCCACCGCCGCCACCGCCATATGCGCCACCAGTGCCGCCATTTGAACTAGCGTCATAAACAGTGCCGTTTGCGCCGCCACTACCGCCTCTACCATATGTACAAGCCTTGGTATTAAAAGTTCCGCCAGCGCCGCCACAGCTTTGACCTAATAAGCCTACGCCACCGCCACCTGAAGCACCGGGATTGCCACCACCTACAGTTGACCCCGTACCGCCTCCACCGCCTGAACCGCTTGAGCCACCATTTGTGTTGTTATAAAAACCAGCACCTCCCGCATGGCTATAACCTCCAGCGCCTCCGCCTCCGCCGCCAGTATTACTTCCACTAAAATTCCATCCACCAGCGCCACCATTACCGCCGCCATCGCCCGTGAAAGTTCCACCGCTTGCAGTAGCAGTTGGAAATTGTGTTCCATTTATGCCTTCGCCACCTTTAACCACGGCAGTAGAAACAAAATAAGAATCGCTGGCAAAATTGCCTTGCGGCCCTACTTGAACTGCATAAGAATTACCGGGTATTACAGTGTAATTATTTTTATATCCTAGCCCACCACCACCGCCACCCCCGCCAGTTCCGCAGGGATTGCCGCATTTACCTCTCCCACCACCACCAACAGCAACAACAGATACAGAAGTAACCCCGCTTGGAGCAACCCAAGAGAAAGTACCCGCAGTTGTAAAGGCTTGCTGGCCAGTAACCACAGTTGGTGTGATGCTGTTTGAAGCCGCGCTTGATGGGCCAGTGCCACCGGGTGTTGCGCCAGCCACAGAAAACGTATAAGCAGTATTAACAGTCAAACCTGCAACGCTAATAGGCGAAGCGCCTGTTCCAGTTAAACCACCGGGGCTAGAAGTAGCCGTATATGTAACCGCTCCAGTACCAGCATCAGTAGGCGCTGTGTATGGCACTGATGCCGTTGTACTTCCAGAAGCTATTGTTGCTGTCCCAATCGTAGGAGCGCCGGGGCTTCTAGGCCAGATGCCTTGCTTAACGTAATTCTGTGCTTGGTCAAGCGTCCAGATACCCTTTGCTGTCGAAGTTGTTGGGGCCGTTGGGTTCTTGGTGATGATGCCACCGGGGTATTGTTTGATACTCATGAATTAAGGCCCTACGCAAGTTGAAGGGAAAGCCGGTGTTCCACGGCTTCCACCAGCCCAGACAATACGGACTGCGCCGCCAGCACCAGCGCGGAAAACATAAGTAACGCATTGAAATCCACAGCAAAAGTAGTTAAATCCCCTAGCGCCTGCGCCACCACCACCACCGAAATTACCACCAATACCGGGGTTACACCAGTTTGTTGTTGTTGCACCGGCTGTTCCACTACTGCCGCCACCTCCACCGCCACCAGCAGCCCCAGCGCCGCCAGTACCGGCAGCACCATTAGAGCCTTGTCCATAAACTCCGGTTCCACCACCAGCACCCCAGCGGGTTTGACGACATGTAGTGCCATTTGTAGTTGAGCCAGAGCCACCGCCACCACCGCCACCACCGGAACCCGCAAAACCACCGCAGCTACCTGCACCGCCGGGACCACCAGCACCACCAGCACCAGAATAGCCGCCAGCGCCTCCTGCACCTCTACTCCCCCGTAAGCCGCCGTTTCCACCACCAGCACCAGCAAATTGTCCGCCAGTAATACCACCATTACTGCCACCGCCATAACCTGCAACGGAGCCAATACTAGTAGCGCAGCTAGTTCCGCCAATACCGTTTACTATTCCACCAGCGCCTACAGTGATGTTGTATGAAGTACCGGGGGTAACTGACATACCATTGCGCCAACCCAACCCACCACCACTAGCGTAACAGCCAAACCCGCTTCCGCCACCGCCACCAATAGCTACTACAGCAACAGAAGTTACACCAGTAGGAGCAACCCATGTGAATGGGCCGGGGGTTGTGAACGTTGCACAAGTTTGCACAGTAGCTGTAATGCTGTTACTTGCCGCGCTCAACGCGCCATACCCATTAGCATTTGTTGCTTGAGCTTTAAATGTGTAAGACGTTCCGGAAGTCAAACCAGACACTACAACAGGAGAAGATGCGCCTGTATTTGAAAGGCATCCGGGGGTAGAGATAACACGATAACCTGTGATGCCCCCAGCAGGGTACCCGGTACAAGCAGGGGCGGTAAATGTCACTGAAGCACAGTTGTTTATACCAGCCGTAGCCGTACCAATCGTAGGCGCACCGGGCGTTGCTGGCCATGTGCTTGCACCCTTTGCTTGCATCTGCTGGGTGACTGTCCAGATTCCTGAGAAATTAGGCATTAGAGATTCCCCGTACAAGTTGATGGGAATGAGCGTGTGTTACCGGGCCAGATTATGCGGACTGCACCGCTTGCGCCGTTAAGACCTGAGGCTACGCCGCCACCGCCATATACACCGCCGTTAACCGCACCGCCATTAGTGCCACCAGAACCGCCGCCGCCGCTTACTGCACCGTTAGTCCCTTGGCCTAATAGCCCAACGCCACCTCCACCAACGCAATTGCCACCACCAGCGCCACCACCACCAGCGCCATTTTGGGGCGCAGAACCGCAAATGCTTCCATTGCCGCCGTTACCAGCGTAACCTCCAGCACCGCCGCCACCTTCGCCACCTTGACCCCCATTACCTCCGCCGTCGCCTAGTCTAGCAGCGCCCGTAGCAGCGCGGACTGTTGATGTATTTATAAAATATGAGAAGTTTGAAGCATCACCAATCACTACGCAATAGGAACTACCCGGAGTTACTGAAATATTATTTTTATACGCTAACGCACCGCCGACAATACTTGCAGTACCAACAACCACTACAGAGACGGAAGTGACCCCAGTTGGTGCAACCCATGAATATGATGTACTTTTGCCTGTATACACCTGTTGTCCAGCAATCGGTGGAGTTACGCTATTTGATGCCGCGCTTGGGTAGCTTGGGCCGAACGCATTTGTGGCAATAACCCTGAAGGTGTAAGCTGTGCCAGCAGTTAAACCAGAAACAACCAAGGGCGAAGACGCGCCTGTTGCACTGTTAGTTCCAGTGGTATTGCAGTACGCCCTATAAGAAGAAATGGCTCCACCACCAACACACGCTGGTGCAGTAAAGGCCACAGACACGGAAGTCCCGCTGGCAGCCGTAGCAGTGCCAATAGTCGGCGCGTTAGCGACCTTCAGGGCGTTGTACCCCGATAAAACAATACCAGCTTGATAGCGCGAACTCATGGGTTACCCCTTAACTTGCGATGGATTCGTAGCTGATTGTATAGGTCAAAGCACTACCTGTGCCAGACGTAACCGTGATTGAAGTGCCTTCCATCAAATAGATAGATGTAGTCTTATCAACCGCAATTAATGATGCATTAGCTGGAACAGACACTGCTGACACCACGGGGAAAGCCGTACCGCTTGAAGGTGTGCCGCCTTGAGCTACAGCGCCGTTGGTGTAGATTGACACTGTAGCGTTAGCCGCAGAACCCGTAGTGTTTGCCACCACAATCTGATTGATCTTAAAGACCAGACCAGATGCTGCGGCGTTAGGTACAAGCACTACAGCGGCTGTACCGCCGGGAGTGAGGTACGTCGTAGTGCCAAGAATGGACGTGACGTTGACAATATTTGGATTTGCCATGATGGTTCCTTATAGACCGAAAATGATTGAGAATGCGATTGATTGGCCTTTGTTGACACTGCCTCCACCACCAGATGGAACGGAGGATGCCCAGCCCGACCCAGTAGAAGTCAGCACATTACCAACAGCACCGGGGCTGGACAATCCTGTACCACCATTGACGGCAGGAAGAACGCCAGACACGTCCGTTGTCAACACCATTGGGTTACTGACAATCTTTACAAAATCAGATCCGTTCCACGCCACCAAGGCGCGAACACCAGAGGCAACTGTTACCCCAGTCGTTGGGCCAGAACCGCGAATAACAATAGAGCCAGTACCTGCGTTGATGACCAAGTACGCCTTACTTTGAGCCGGAGCAGTGATGTTGCGAGTGGTTGCACCGTTACTGGCTGTCCACAAGATGATCGCATTACGTGCTTGGTTAGCCGCGCCGTTGGTTGTGGAGAGGGTTACATCCACATTGGCAGAAAGTGTTGTTGTCCCCGCAATCGCTGAATCAATCAGGTTCGTAATGGCGTCGTTGACTGTTGTACCCCACGTACCTTGCAGGTCCCCTGTGGTCGGGAGAGCCAGACCAAGGAGAGGGGAGAAGTTCGTTACTGCCATGATGTCTCCTTAATCGGCAAGAATCCGCATGGCTTGTGCGTAGGATTTACTGGCGGCAGTGGAGGTTTGGAACGTAGGAGCTACCCCTGTGCCGTTAGAGGTCAATAGCTGGCCGGATGTCCCCACGTTAGTAGCCGCAACCGAATACTCTGATGGGTAGGTAACAAACACGTCTTTGGTGCCAGCAGAAAAACTTAGTGCTGAGGGCTGTGTCCCCGAACTATTGGCCAAAACAGTTGTACGCGCTAGCGTCGTCCCAGAAGAAGTGTATGTACCAACACCCACTTCCCATTCGTTACCCGTCTGCCCGACAATGCTGTAATAGGTTGTATTGCCGTTACCAATTACGGCAAAGGATTGAAACCCTGTGGATGCACCAAGCAGGGTCACCGTTCCCGTACCCGTCGTGGTAGTGGTTTCCTTTACTCGATTTGCTATTACAAGGGGCATATTTAATCCTTACACCGTCATTTCGACATTCTGCCAGTTTGGCGTCTCGTTGTCATCTATTGTCGACCAATAAAAATAATTCACTGTGCCAACCTGACCGCTTGCTGAGACACCGCTTAAAGCAACAAACCGTTCTCCCATTGTAATGGTGCCGACTGCGCCAGTCGCCACTACACCGTCTTCCGTTGGGCTGTTGGTCTCAGTGACATCGCCCACCGCACCAGCGGCTTGAACACCCGTCAAGGCAACAAGCCGTTCGCCCATTGCAACAGTACCAACTGCACCAGAGGCGGAAACGCCACTTGGGATAGGCGAAAAGTCAACAGTACCAACTGCGCCAGAGCCCTGGACCCCGCTAATGCCAAACTCTTTGCCGGGGATAACTGTTCCTACCGCACCCAAAGCCCCAACACCCGTCAAGACCGCAGCATAAGAGAAATCAACACTACCAACCGCGCCAGTTGCCCCAACACCCGTCAGAGCAATAAACCGTTCACCCACTGAAACGGTTCCAACAGCGCCGTTAGCTAGTACCCCAGTCTCATCCGGGCTGTTAGTCTCTGTAACATCCCCTACTGCACCAAGCGCCTCAACCCCAGTAATTGAAGTTACCGCATCCGCTGCTACCGTACCCAACAATCCCGATGCATTAACACCTGTTAATGCTACAGAACTAATCTCCGTGACTGTTCCTACCGCGCCAGATGCCTGAACGCCGGTAAGATCAACAACAATCGTCTGCCCCGCAAGAGAGGCAAACGGTGCTTCAGCGAATGCGGAGATTCCAAACATGGCTACTCTAGCGGATTACCCCGCTAGTCCTATTAGGTTGTAGCCAAGCGGATCAGAGCATTTGTTGTGTTGTTTGTTGGCATCGTCAAGGTAAACGTGCCAGCAGTAATTGTCTGCGAACCAAATGTGTGGATACTCACAGCAGGATACGCACCAGCAGAACCCTGTGTAAAGTTGTAGACCATCACAGCATCAAACGCAGTAGCAAGCGTCACGCTTGTGTACGTGATACTGGCAGAGGGTGTCCAAAAGGCCACACCAGCAGTTGCAGACGAATTGGTAAAAGATGGCGGAGTTGCGTTGGTAATTGGAACACCACCCGCGGTGTAACCTGTACCAGACACTTCACCAGACATAGTTACTGAGCCAACCGTGCCTGTGTAGTTTGCAGAAGAAGCATTGAATGTGGCGCTTGCCAGCAACAACGCGCCGTAGTATGTGTCCGCAGTGGTAGCAGCACGGATAGGACCCACGCCAAAATTATGCGTACCTGTCATGAGTTTGCTCATGAACGAAGTTGACATTGCTTGTGTATTTGCCATGATATTTCCTTACGTAAAAGATGCGGCTTCAGCCGAAAACGTGACTGCTTTTTTCAATTGAACATGCGCTGAACGGTGAACAAGTTCGCCATCCAACCAATATTCCACCCACGTGGTTGTTTCATTGTCATTATCAATGGAACCCTCTATCTTTTCAAGCAAAGATTCGTCCATTTGGCCTTTGGTTGTATTAATCAATTTAAACTCCTTTAAGAAATACGAATAAGCGCATTGTCGGCATTGTTTGGCGGGAACTGAATCTGAAACTGTTGGTTTACCGTCGTCTGGTCAAGCCCAAAATTCAACACGCCAATCGATTTATTGCTTTTAGAAGAATTGTAAATCAGCGCCCCACGTGTCGTAAACGACGATCCATTCCAGGTTGGATTGTTAAAAGACACATACGCAATATTGCCCGTCAAGGTCACCGTGACCCCCGTAAGCACTAAACCCCCTGCCGTGTACGCCGTTCCAGATGTCTCATTTGAAGTGGTGTATACCGTGGTGTTTTCATCTAGCGTAGCAGCAGATGTGTACAACGCAATCTTTATCGTATCCACGCTAAAGTCATGCACCGCCAACAAAAGCTGCTCTTTAAAACTATTGGTCAGTCCGGCTGTGATCATAGGTTACCTCACCGGGAGTTTAACTTGGCCATCTTGATAAGCATCACCACGTTGCTTACCATCCCCCAAATTCTTCAACAAGGCAAGTGCTTCTTGATACTTACCGTTATATAGCGCCATCATGTCCGCTTCACCCTTCATGTAGGTGTACGCCTCGACCAGCGAGCCATATAAAAGCACCGTGTCAAAGTTGTCCCCAAGCCATGAAGTGCCCGCCGTAACAATAGATTCGGGGTAATAGTAAAAATGCAATTCCACTTCATAGTTAGTGTCAGGCGTGGGGCCTATGATAAAAACCAACTCATTTACATTACTAACATTAGGGCCAAAAATAGCATAGTACTTAGGCTTACCACGTTGTAATGGATTTGGATACGTTTCACGAATAAAATTGACATCGCGATTTAACAAATAGATGTAATCACCCTGAAACGTGACGGTGCCCGACACTGCCCCTGTATTGGCAAGGGTAAGCGTAATTGTTGTCCCTACAATTGCAGAAACAGCCGCTCCAGTTGCAATGCCTGCACCAGAAACAATCATGCCAACAACAATATCCGTGGCACTAGACACCACAATGGTAAACGCGGCTGCCGTTCCTGTAGCCGTTGGAGTAGGCTTGGAAAAAAGTGCCAAAGAATAAGCAGAAAGAAAATCTAGCGGACAAGGAATATATTTATTGCCAGACTGTACATTTCCCGTCATGTTCTTGCGCAGATTGGCAACCTGAACAGTGTTGTTAATTCGCTGCTCTGCCTGCATTACGAAAACAGGGATTTGCGCTACGAAATCTGTATCGGTGTTATTTGTATACGCTTGAATAGCAGCGTTTAATTGAGTGTAGTTCATGTGATGCTCGTTGTAACCGTTCCAAGCATAGCGCCAGCTACTAAAGGCTTTGCAGGGGGCATGGGACGCATGCCAATACTTGCAAACAAACTGTCTCCAGCATCCCCTACATAAACGCTAACCCCCAGTCGTGCCTCTGGACGTGGCTCCAACAAAGCCACTGGTTCGTCTAACGTGCGCTTAGGCTCAAGTTGGGGATGTTTAGGCTCATAGCACTCATCGCAGACCTTGAACCCAGTCCACTCTTTTTTAAGATCATTTAGTTTGAACTGTTGACCACACTGATCACACAGAGCAAGACCATATTTGCCAGATGTGTAACCGCCCATCAATAATTCTCCGTATAGGTCGGCACCGCAAAATAACCAGTGCGTTCTGTGTCCTCTGCAGCAGCTCTTGCAAATTCTTCTTCATAAAACTGCTTGAGCATCCCAATACGATCTGGAGCCTTTTTAACAGCCAAATAGTAAGACAAACCTGCAGTCAAACAAGGTAAAAACCTAAAGGAGATATCCGCTGTGTTGGTAACTGCACCAGTTTCTTGTATACGGCGAATGCCATAGTAGCGGAAGATGTACGCCTGGGTAGAATCGGGCGCGGGATACAGAAACAACTTTGCGGGCACTGTGCGCTGCACATAAAACTGGGCAGGGCGCGAAGTGGTCAACTTGTTGGGCACGTGCAAATATTCTGCACTACCAATCCGGTCAATCGTAATATCCTGCTGATCAGTCTGGCCAGAATTAGTACGTATCACCGCCGACAAAACATCCACCGTGTCGTCCGGCAACGTGTACTCAAACGTACCCGCAACTAAAACCACCTGCCGCTGCTCAATCGTATATAGATTTAATCCGCGATTGGCCCACTCAGCAAACATCAAGTTTAAAGAGCGACGTGCAGACAAAACGTCATACCCATCCCGAACCTGCAAGCCGCAGCGTTCATACGCTTCGGTGATGATCTCATCGAAGTCCGGGTTGTAGGAAGAGACGCCTGAGGTGGTCATTTTTTAATAGATAGTGGCTTTTTGAGCACGGGCTGCACCTACGCCGCGCACTGAAACAGTCTGACCTGTCACTGATTTCTTGACAGGCTGACTCATGGTCTTACCCTGTGGGCCAGCCATGTCAGCAACGCCGCCCTCAGCATAGCCTTTTTTCTTCATGCCGCCGCTGGCACCCATTTTAGATTTCATCATGCCGCCGCTGGCCATCATTTTAGAGTTCATCATCTTTTTGCTCCTGATAGAGGTTGTTAAAAGTTTCTTCTGCGTCCATGTACGAATCGTCTTGCTCCGCACAATGAATCCACTGGTTTGGCCTGAAATCAGGCGCTCCCTGTCCCGTAACCCAGTAGGCGGGACTTGTTACACGGACCCTGTTGTTAGGCAGCGCCACAATGTTCCCCGTCCACTTGCCTGCATCAGTCAGTATCAACACATGACTCTGTTTGTGCTGAGATGGATCTTCAGATACGTCGCTTTCCGCATAGTCTACAGTGAACAAGTACCTACCGGTGAAAAATTCATTGTTGATTTTGCAAATCCAAGGGGACGGCTTTGCTCGCTCTAAACTAATGATGCTGTGGTTGTACGAGTTGCAATCCCAAGGCTGCGACAAATGATTAAGCATGCGCTCAGGCCATTCCTTCAAAGGAATGTCCCCTACCAACGCAGCCAGCGGCATCCGCGCCCACATGGCCCCACCATGAACATTGTCTTGGCTGCCCTCATCGGCTTCACAGCCCGTAAAAATAACCTGAAAGCTCAAGCTCCTGTCAGGGATGGTTGTTACCGCTACAGCCAACGCATGAAGGTATTCGCCCTGATACTTTTGATGCCCGTTCGTAAATTCTTTACGAACCCAGCACTTAAAATACGGGATATTGCTTGTTAAATACATTACTTTCCCACCCGAATAAGCTGATCAATCTTCTCTTCAAGCCGGTTAAAGCGTTGATCAATGTGGTCAGTAATTCTCTGCACTTCGGCGTTGGTCGTGTAATCCCGAGCAATCTCTTCGCGAGTCTTATTTAACAGAATGTCAATTCGTTTGAGCTCGTCAAATTTCTCGCGAATAAAAAACCATAATCCGCCAAAGGCAGCAGAAAGGATCGCCAACCAGATTGTATTGATTTCCATTTAGCACTTCCATCTTGCCAAGGCTGCCGCCTTGCGTGTAGGTTTGCCCTTTTCATCCTTCATAGGCCCGGGCATCCCGGACATACGAGCACAAAAAGAATCTTTTCGTGGACCACCTTTAGGCTGAGGAGCTTTTAAATTACTACCTGTAGCAGCATTGTATTTAGCCCGGCCTTTGGCCGTCAGGCCCGCACCCTTAGAGATCGGTAGCTTCTCGCCCCGACCAACAGAGAGAGAAGGGCCCTTTTTAGCCATAATAAATGTTAGCAAGCGCTATGCCGTCCATGAACGCATAGACACCCCTAAGGGCCAACACCCCGTCTTCTGGGATTTCAGGAGCATTGTTAAAAACGTCTGTGGCTGAAGACTCATACGTCAAAAGCCACGAACCGCCGCCGCTGACATAAACCGCTGCAGGGGTTCCTGTAATAGTCCCAGAGTTGATGTCAGTAAGCGAAAAGCTGTTTGCATCAATTCGGGTAATGACATAGTTGCCATCCGTAGCCGAGGGAGACGCTTCAAAATGAATTCCAACAACATCCCCAGTAACAAGCCCGTGAGCTGTTTTGGTTACTGTTACGAGTGTCCCCGTGCGCGAGTACGTAACGCCAGTGCTTACAGGGACAGTGTTAGTATCAAACATTGCCAATGTTCCCGCTCCGGACGTTCCTACATAGGACAAAGCTTTAACGCGAGTGCGTCCCAGCACTAAAAAACCGCTTAAGTTTATATGCGCTTGTTTGACATCAGTTGCCATCTTGTTGCTCCGGTTCTGGTGTTTCTAGCCTGTTTATAAGCATCTTGTATGCTTGGATTGTGGCTTGAGCCTGAGTCAAAAAGGTTTGCGCTTTATGTGCTTCAGTCTCAAGTTCACGAATCTCAATCTCCAAGAATTCCTTGGTGATCTGCATATTAAGAGAATGATGCGTAGGCGGGTACGTAGTACACAGTGCCACCAATCATCACCTTGATTGCTTTAGACACAGTAGCCACGGCAGTTGCTGTAGGAGCAATCGTAACAGCGGGAGCGGTTTCAATGTTCATCAACAAAGGAATCTCACCGGTGTTTGCGCCGCTGTCAGTCACGCGAATGAACGAAGCTGTTGCTGGCAAAGTTGCATTAACTGTGTAGTTGGTATCCAACTGAATCACAGCCAAAGTACCGCCGGGAGTAGCATCAGTGCCGCCCAGAGTAGCGCGAATTGCGTTAGCAGCGCCAGAGATAGTAGCTGATGCGCCATCAACTTCCAAAGAAATGTGAGCGCCGTTAATCGTGCCAGCAGTTGCAGCAGCAGTGCCAGTTACAACAGAGAAAGCACGAAGTGTTTCACCAGAACCCGTAGAGGTAAAAGTCAGCTTGTTGTATAGCAAACGGGTGTCGCCCGTAGTGGCTGAAGTAGTGGCGAAAGAAGAACTGATGTTCTGCGCTGTAGTAACCGTAATAGGGCTACTGGCTGTGCCGCCGATAAAACCATTGAGAGAAGAGACTGGACCGGAGAAGGTGGTTAATGCCATGATTTTTTCCTTACATACAAGTTAGGCGCATTAGTCTGTATGTCGTCAGCCGGGACTGTCTAATGCACCGGAGAATCCCGGAATAAACGCAATATACACCAAAAGAAAAAGGGGCACAAGGCCCCTTTTCCATATTTTCCAAACGCTTATGCAGCGCCAGGAGAACCGTAGATGCCACGTGGGTCACTGAAGCCAAAGCTATAGCGCTCACGGGCCTTGTAACGAACGTTACCTGTCTCAAAGTCGCCTTCAAAAGCGGTTTTGATAGGTGAACGGTTGAACATCTTCAAGCCGTTAGGTGCGTCAGTCAACAAGAAGAAGGCATCTGTGTCTGTCAAGTAGTGATTGACAGCGTATCCTTCAGGAATCAAGCCCATGGACTTGATCGCGTTGATGTCGTTGTCAGCTGTTGCTACACGCTGAACAGTTTTCATCAAACGCTCTGCAGTAAACTGCAGTTCTTTAGGAACAATCAACTTACGAGCAGTCAATGCAACCTTCAAGCCGCGCTCATCCGTAAACGAGGCGATGTCGATAATGCCTTGCTCGAGAGAAGTCTCGTTCAAGTCAGCAGCAACAACTGGACGGTTAGCAAAGTCAGGACCCAATGCAGTAGGATGGTTAATGGCCATCAAGGCCACGCCGTCGCCACCAGCAAACTGGCCGCCGGTAAATCCATTGTTCAACACAGAAGCAGCTTTTACTTGCTTAGTGTTGGACATGGAACGAGCCAGCGCCTTGGTGTAGCGAACAGACAGACGGTCGTAAAGGTTATCTTCAACGGCCTCTTCAGTCAGCGCAAACGCCATAGCGATGGTTTCGTGGGTGTAGCGAGCAGTGAACGACTCCAAAGCGGTGTCGTATGCCAAGCCTGCACCCTCGGTCTTCACCGGAGCGGAACCGAAGCCAGTCAACATGACCTCTTCTTCAAAAGCACGGTCAGATGTCTCAATAGAGAAAATCTGCTCATGCTCATTTTCATAACGCTTGTATTCCATACCGAATAAAGCATTAAGTCCTGGCTCTAGTTCTTTAACAAGTTGTGAACGGGTAATTGCCATGATTTATCTCCTTATTGACCAGCCACACCTGCACTACCGTACACGTGTTCGTTGATCTTAACTACCACCACGGCATTTGTGCCGAACTCATTGTTGACGTCGTTGTACAAGCCAACAACCTTCAAGTTCAATGCTGCTGAATTTGCCAACGTACCTGAATTCAACTCCATGGTAGAAATACCAGAAGTAGTGCTGCCGCCTGTGCCGATAACATCGGCGTTTTTGCCAACGTCAGCCGCAACAAAACCTGCATCACATTGAATCAAAAACAACTGACTAGGATCGTCAATAACATCAGCAATAATTTTGCCGGATGTGATGTTGACAGAACCTGGATAGTAGTTCTTGAACGTAGGTTTGCCTGTAGTGGGATCAATGTAGTTACAACCGTTAAACACGCCTACCGCAGCAGTGTGTGTAGCTGGTAAAAACTTTGAAATGAATCCACCTGTAAGAACAACCAAGTCGCCTTGGAAAATTGTTCCTGCCTGACTATCAGCAATCTCATATCCGTACTGCTTTTGAGCACCAGTAGCGGAAAGATTACCAATAGGACGTAGCCCGAAGGCCTTATCAATATTAGCCATTTATATCTCCTGCAAATTTAAAAGTATCAGCCCTTAGACTGACGGAATGTTGTGCGCGATGTCCGTTCTGGGGATTGGATTCGCATTGAAGAGTGGGCGTTTTCACGCATCATCTCATTGTCCACCGCATGTAACTGTTCCTGTGCCCTCTGGCGAAAGTAAGCGTTGCGTTCTTCAACTGTTTCGTCAGGGATCTTAGCAAGTAAGAGTCCACCAACAGAAATAACGCCAGCATGTTTGCCGTCATCCATCGTGGGCAATGTTGCGCGATATTCCTCAGGAATACTTTCGGGACGAACAAGTTCATATCCCTCGCGCAGTTTGCTGTACACGTTCTGGTTGTCGAGGCTTCCATTGACTTCAGCGCGAATCCAACGGTACTTAAACCCTTCAGGGGCAGGTGGTGCATCCAAGCGTGAAGGCGGGCGCCATGGCTTGCGACGAGTTTCTTTCTCCCGACTTTCGGAGGAACGGCTGGCTCGGTCGATAGTGATTTTTTCGCTCATGATTTATTCCTTTACGTACTTGGCATACTCTTCAAGAGGTACACCCAGTTTCTTTGCAATAGCAACCTGACTCGGCGATAACCGGACAGTTCGGCGCGCACTATTTATTCCGGAACTCCGGGAGGCAGGGGCAACAGCAGGCGCGGAACGCTGTTGTCTGGGTTGAGGACTAGGTGATTGCTCACCCGCAAACTTCTTCGGAAACTCGTTCCGCAGACGTTGATCTAGCTCAGTATAGTACTCATCGGAAGTAGGGTCAACACCCTCTTTCTCAATTAGTTCTTGATGGATACCCCACGCAGCGTAGGTCAGCATGCGATCCTGACCAAACCAAGTGTTACGAGCAGCCCAGTCCTCGGCACGGGGATCGGGTGTGGCACGCTGCTGTTGTGGGGCCTGATATTGTTGCTCGGGCGCGGGCGCGGGATTGCGCACAGCATGTTCCTGCTGTTGCAGCCAACCAGAAACTTGCCCTTTTTCTTGAAGCAAACCCGTCAGGCGTTCCTGAGCTTCCATTTCAGTGTCAAGATCGCCTTCTTCGCGCGCTTTATGAATAATCTGACGCAGTGCAGACTGTTGCGTATCCAAACGAGATTTAGCTTCGCTTAAGCGGCTGTAATCCGTATGCACCAGCTTTTGTTGTAGCTGATGAGTCTGCGTTTGCAGGCCCTTGGCATACTCAATAGCAGCTTGCTCGCGGCGTTCAGCCTCGCGCATCTTGGCAGTCAGCTTGGCAATGCGCTTTTGCACTGCGTCGTTGACCGAACCTAGCTCATCTGAGTGAGAAGAGCTTTCTTTTTGTTCAGGGCGTTCCTGCTGTGTATCCAGCTTGCCCTCTTCTTGGTTACCGTCAGCGTCGTTGTCAAACGTCACCGTTGCGGAGTTTTCGTCTTCCCCAAGGTTAAATTCCAATTGTTCGCTATCCATTTGAGTTGCCATAATTTGCCTTATAGGTGAACGATATCTTCAGGATTCTGGATTAATGCCAGGACTTCGTCATCGTTGATGATTCGGATCTCGCCCCCGTCGATCGGCAAGCGTGCGCCCGCGTATCGGCCAAAAACGATCCAATCCCCCTTCTTGCACCACGCTCCGGTGGGAAATTTAGCCTCATCGGCGAAGGCAAGTGGGCCAACAGACAGCACATAGCCGCAAACCGTTGCCGATTGCTCTCGCAAACGGGTTTGGTCTGACAATACGATGCCACCTTTGGTTTTTTCTGCCCCTCGGTAGGGCAGGATGACGATTCGCCAACCCGTAGGGGCGGGAATTCGGTCCATTACCTTCTGTTCGATCTTTTTAACATCGAGGCTGCCCTCTTTGTCGTAAGCATCGTCCAAAGAAGGCACGTGAGCAGCAGCTTCCTCTGCCCACTTTTTCTCCAGCGCAGTAATTTCCATGAAAACTCCTTTATTGGTCTTGGTTTTTGCTGAGAAGATGTTGTATTTCCATCTCAACAAACTTGTAACCCTCAAGGCGTCCCATCAGGAACCTATACTGCTCCATATCTTTTACTTTACCGCTTGTCACGAGCTCTTCCGTCTGGCGACGCAGCCCCTTGATAGCAATCAGTGTTCTTTCAGCAAATTCAAGCATGGATTATTCCAATGAAGCAGACAGATGGGACCCCTGTCCGTGGGCTTGGGTGCATTATGCACTTATTTGTTACGTAATCAACACCTTTTTGAACGCATCTTTACGATAAACATACGTTTTCTTTGGGTTATCGCTGGGGGCCGCTGGTTTTTTGGCTCCGGGTAATTGCTTGGAGCTGGGCGTTTTGGCGGGCTTGGTTGTTTTGGGCTGCATTTTGTGATCCTTGCTGTAGAAGTTTTTGATTGTCAAGCGCAATCTTGGCCTGATCGACTGCCAAATCTCCCTGCACGCGCTGGCTCTCCAGTTGGATGCGCGCCTTGTCGTTTGCGTCCTTGGCAGCGTCTGCCGCGGCCTTGGCCTGGATTTCTTGCTCCTTGACCTTGACCAATGGGTCGTCCCCTGGAGGTCCTTGCAGCTCTGTTTGCAGCTTTTTGGCTTCTTGGTAGTACTCAGCGGTCTTGATAGCAATCATTGCCTCACGCTGCAACGCGGAAACAATGCTATCGGGGTCTGTACCGTACTGCGTAAACAATTCAGCCTCTGTGGCCTCTTCCGCCTTCAAGCGAATGTGCTCAAAGATGTGTTTTTGCATCGTAATTGCCACTTGCGGCATCCCGCCAATCATGGGAGACAAACCAAACAGCAAATGGTTCAAGATGTGAGCATCGTGTTGCTGACCTGCAAAAGCCTTGAGCGGTGAGCCGTCCAAAGCCTGTGAGTTCTCGCTGACAGGGTCTTTTGGCTTGTCCACATTCTGTGTATTGAGGATTTGATCCACATCCCGCACACCGATCGCCTGATACATGCGACGATACGCTTCGTACATGTTGTGCATCTGCGGATTGCTCTGCGCCAACTGCAATTGGGTCTGCGCCATGGTAATGCGCTGGGCCACAGAGAAGATGTTGGGGTCAGAAACAGGCAGCACGTCGATGCGCTCGTCAAAATCCTTGCGCTTGATGGTACGAGTCTCGCCCGGTACATCGTATGGATACTCGTCAGGCAAGTATTCACCAAACCCCTTGGCCAACAAATTAAATTCGATCTTCTGTGAGTAGTGCAAGCGCTTGTGGATAGCGGACATGATCTGCCCACCCTTTTCCAACAACGCAATCGTTGTACCCACCGCAGCGTTTTGGTTGCTGTCGCCTACCTGCATATCAGTAACACTGGCCAAACGACGACCTGTGTCCGCACAGAAACCCAACAGCGAAAACAGCGTTTGGCTTGGCTCTTTGTACGGCAGTGGCATCAACGTCTGCGTCAACTCCACGCCACCCGCATCAATATCCCTAAACTCGCCCGGCTGCAGCGGCACATCGTCATTCATGATGCGCGCGCCCTTGGCTTTAAAGCCCGCTGGCAAGTTGGCCAACGTACCCGCATCGATTAGCTGGCGCAACGCTGAAGTGGCCGCTTGGCTCAAGCCACCAACCAAATGCAAGAAGCCCAAGCCATAAGCACCGAGGCCTTGAACCAACATGTAGTGCACGTAGTACTGCTTGCGGCGATACAACTCGTCGCCCTCTTTCCAGTTGCGACGCACACCCACTGTCGAGCCAGATGTCCTGTCAATCGTGATGATGTAAGGCAAACGCAAACCAGTCGGCTCGCCCTCATCATCCACGTGCTCAAAGCCCTGCAGATCCCAATCAATCTGGAACTCCAGCAATTCCATTTCCTCATCATCCGCATTGGGCGTTATCTTGGTAACGCGGTCGGTTTCCTTTTGGATGATGTTGTCGCCCACATCCGAAGTGCTGCGCTCCTCTGCCGTATCCAAATACTGCCCACGCAACACCGCCTTGCGGTAATCGTTCACGGACATCGGCACAATGTGCGTGATCCGCGCGCATTCGCTCATCACACTCGAGCCGTTATACGGGATGTACAGGTTGTCTGGCAGGATCAACTTGCTGACCATGCGGCCCTTGTCCTCGTCGTAATAAACCTTTTTAAACGCCGAGCCGCCATACCCCGTGTAGAACAAGAGCTGATCAAAATCAGGGGTGTACTCTTCCATCACCGAAGTGATTTGGTAATTCATAAAGTCGCGCACGCGATCCGCCTGCATCAACTTCTCGCGAGTCTCTTTACCCAGCACCTGTGTACGCACAGGACCGTCAGCAGGCATCAGCTCCTTGAGCGCTTGCGACTGGAACTGCACAATAGCTTCGGTAAGCAAAGGATGCGTCGCCGCGGCTGCGCCTTTAAATGGTCGAGTGCGCTCGTCAAACGTAAAGCCCAACAACTTCAGGCCCTTGCCGTACTGCTCTTCCCAATCCTTACGCGAACCCTGGTCTGCCTCAAACAAGGGCATCAACTCCGAGCTGATTTGTGCCAAGGCTCCAGGATCGAGGACCTCGGCAAGGTTGGCATCAAACGGGACGTCTTCGTCTTCTCCCTCGCCGATTGTTATATCAACGCCACCTTCTTCGTCAAAGACAATTTCAATGTCGGGCAAGTCTTCCGTTATGACGTCCTCGACTTCAACATTCATATTGCCAGAAGGCAGATCGTTATTTTTTTCAATTGGCATTTTTGTTCCTTA